ATGCCTCGTATCGACTTCACAGCACCTCTTATCGTCACTGACACTGAAGACCGTCGCATTACCGACTGGTCGATTTTGAGTCAATTTGTGGGGCGATCTTTCGAGAACTCAGACATTCTCCGCTACTTCGGTCAGTCGATCGACGAGGTGCCCGTGGCAGTCCTGCTGGATCGGTCGGGCGACATCCAAATCTTGGCCAACTCACGAAACAACAGCTTACTCGCGAAGTCCTCGCTTCGATCAATCCGAATGTTAACAGCCGAGGAACTTGACGCTCTTCAAAACTATGTCGAGGGTACTTGGTCCGATGGTGTCGGGGAATGTCTCGAATTGGACGATATGAGCTTCTACCTTGATCTCGACCAAGTTGACCGCCGGCAGGAGGACGATGGCGTCGTCTCGCTCGGATCAGGCACCCGTAATTTGTTTCCTGCGATTCATGCAGGCGACATCGGAAAGGTGCGTGCTGCCATTGATGATGGCGAGAACGTTAATGCAATTCTTGGTGGCACGACGACACTGGGTTGGGCAATTGCCTTTGCCGACGCATCGATCGCCCATCTCCTGATCGATAACGGTATGGATGTCCATTACCTTGAGCATGACATGCAGACAGTCCTTGTTTCATGTGCAGCCAGCAGAGACTTTGTTGACGCAGACGCTTCGTCGGTTGTGGTACGTTTGCTTACAATTGGTGGGTTCGATCATGAAATTAATCGGACGGCCGAGATCGCCGAGCAGCGAGGCAAGGTACAACTCCTGAAGGTTCTGAAGCAACACCAGAATGCGTGACCTTCGCATGCAATAGAGCCGGCGGTCGGGCCGGTTTTGAAATTAACGCGTATCGCGCCGACCCGCTGATGCGAAACGTTGTGCCTCAAGAGTATATGTCTGACGTAATATGGGTCCTCGAGCCCGATATCTTCCCTGAGACACATGTGCCGATCCGGAATGCCATCCGTGATCGTGGGCATCGTCTCGTTGAATGGTCGGACGCTTGGTGGTCCGACGGCGTGCCGGCCCAAGTACCCAGTACATCCATTGTGTTTCATGGCTCTCTTGGTAATGCCGCTCGAATCGCCAGCGACCTTCACTGGACGCCGGGATCGTTTTGCCCGGTCGAATCTTTTCGCTGCTCTTCATGGTACGAATCCGCCCGACAATGGCTTGTCCATAAAGATTGGCACATTTGCACTGCCAATGAACTAGTCGCAAGAGCCCCAATTATCGCAAAACAACTTGGTGCGACTGATCGCATTTTCGTGCGCCCTGATAGCCCGCTTAAACCGTTTAGTGGACGGGTCGTGGAGATCGCTGATCTTACCCTTGCTAAGCTCGATCATGGTTTCTACTACGATGATGATACAATTCCGGTTGTCGTCGCACCCATCCAAATTATTGGTAAAGAATGGCGTTTCGTGATTGCAAATCGTACGGTCATCACAGGATCGGCCTATGATCCTAAAAAACGTAAACTATTGCTCGCGCAATTGGACTCAGCCGCTGCGAACTTCGCGTCGAGAGTGGCAGCGTCGATTTCGGAACCTGAAACCGTATACATACTCGACGTCTGTGAGTGCAATGATCAATTACGGCTGTTAGAATTGAACCCGTTTGGTGGTGCTGACCTTTATGCTTGTGATGCAACGGCAATTATCGATAGCGTGTCGGTGATCGCTGCTTCAGCTTAAAAACGGCATAAATTGGATAAGGCTCCCCGTTTCCGGGCATCCTTACAATACCACCACGGCATGCGGGTCCGCGCTCATCTGAGTCGTTTTCCCATTCGAGCCCCTGCGCCCATTTTCTCCCTGACGGCATACATAACCCGGGTGAGCTGAAACGTCTTCAGCTCACACTCTTCGAACCCGGTGGGTTATGCCATGACCAATCTTTCTTTCTCGGATCTCTCCGTTAGCCAACGCCGTGAGCGGATTGCCGCTCTCCTCGGGATCGGCCTTCAACGCGTGCTCGATCAAAGAGCCCGCATCTCAGCCAACTCTGGCGATTCCAGCCTTGAGGTTTCCTCCGACTTGAGGCTCTCTGTGTCTCAACCCGACGTCGGGGAACCAGACGACGCCGACGAAACATGATCGACGTCGGTCAGGCCAAGTGAACTCGCAAAGAAACTACAAACCAATGGAGGTCCCTATGGACTCGGTAACAGCAGCCGAGATTGCAAAGCTGGACACGATGACCGTTTCCAAGCTGGTCGAGAGATTCGAATCGCTCGTCGGCGACAAGTGCCGGAGTAGAAACAAACGTTACCTCATCCGCCGAATCGCTTGGCGTCTTCAGGCCAACGCGGAAGGTGGCCTCTCGGAGCGAGCGTTGAAACGTGCGGCCGAGCTCGCACTCGACTCGGAAGTCCGAGTTACTCCACCTCGCGAACACAAACGATCCCGAATTGTCGTTGCACCCGTTGAATCGAAACCAGTTCGCGATCTTCGATTACCTCCTGCCGGCTCGATGCTTCATCGAGATTACAAAGGTAGACCAATCCGAGTGCTCGTCCACGAGGACGGGTTTGAATACGAAGGCCAACTCTTCAAATCTCTTACTGCAGTTGCCAACACGATCACTGGATCCCACGTGAATGGATTTCAGTTCTTTCGATTGAGGAGCACCTAATGACCAATCAACCCAAAAGCACAGGCCCAAAGAACCGCTGTGCCATCTACACACGAAAGTCTTGCGAAGAGGGACTTGAGTTAGAGTTCAATTCGCTTCATGCCCAGCGAGAATCGGCCGAAGCATTTATTGCGAGCCAACAGCACGAAGGCTGGGAATGCTTGCCGGATCGATACGACGATGGCGGATTCTCGGGTGGAACCTTGGATCGCCCCGCTCTTAACCGTCTCCTTGAGGACATCAAGACAGGACGCATCGATTGTGTGGTCGTCTACAAAGTTGACCGGCTAAGTCGATCCCTGTTGGACTTCTCGCGAATTATGGAGACCTTCGATAAACACGGCGTCTCGTTCGTCTCGGTCACTCAGCAGTTCAACACGACCCATTCGATGGGCCGCCTTACACTGAACATCCTGTTGTCCTTTGCGCAGTTCGAGCGGGAGATTATTGGAGAACGTACACGAGACAAGATCGCTGCCCAACGCCGAAAAGGGAAATGGACCGGTGGTATTCCGATCTTGGGTTACGATGTCGACCGTTCCAACGCGAGCCCCAAGCTGGTAGTCAACGCCGAGGAAGCGGTTCAGGTTAGGCGCATCTTCTCGTTATACCGAGAGCTCGGATCGCTCCTCCCCGTCGTCAAAGAGGTCAACAAACGCGGCTGGCAAAACAAAGTATGGAAGACAAAGAAGGGTGTAACGCGAGGCGGGAAGGCGTTCGACAAATGCTCGATCTACTCGTTGCTGACCAATCCGTTGTACGCTGGTCTGATTCGCCACAAGGATTTGATCCACAAAGGTGAACACGAAAACCTGATTGAACCCGAAGTATTCGAAGCAGTTCAAAAGCAACTGAAGCATAACGGTCGTGGCCAGGGAAACCACTTGATTAACAAGCACGGAGCGATCCTCAAGGGACTGCTGCATTGCACCGCCTGCGATCGAGCGATGGTCCATACCTTCACGAGGAAGGACGAGAAGGTCTACCGGTACTATACATGCACGAACGTCATCAAAAACGGTCGCGGTAAATGCCCATCGCCAAATCTTCCAGCAGGAGAAATCGAGCAAGCGGTGATCCAGCAGATTCGAGCCGTCGGAGCCGACGTGGAGATTCAGAACCAGGTTGCAGCCCAGATGAAGGCCACCCAATCCAAGCAACTCGATGAACTGCAAACGAACCGCCGTCAGTTGGAACGCCAACTTTCACGAGACCACGCCGAAATTGGAAAGCTGGCAGTGATGCATGATCCTACTGGTGCAACGAGCTCACGAATCGCCGACCTCCATGTCCGCATCACGAAATGCGAGTCAGACCTTTCCCGCATAATTGCGAGCCTCACGGAATTGGAGCGTCGCGCAACGGAAAAGGGGGAGATCGCCGAAGCGGTACTCGACTTCGAATCGATCTGGGAGGCGTTCAACAGCCGCGAAAAGAGCCGGCTGATTCGCTTGATGGTCTCGCGGATCGAATTCAACGCCAAAGACACATCGATTGCAGTAACGTTCTATCCCGATGCACTCCGTTCCCTCAAAGTCAAGAGAAAGGATGATGCCGCATGATAACGGTGCACCAAAAACTATCGATCACGAAAACCCATCGAGGCCGCAGACGACTGGAGCCTCGCCCTGAAGAACAACCGGTGAAGCCAACCAGCAGCGTTCCCAGAATCTCTCGACTGATGGCACTGGCGATCAAGTATCAGGGGATGCTTGATCGTGGCGAAGTGGCGGGCATCACGGAACTCGCAAGGCTTTGTCGAGTCACTCAACCACGAATGACGCAAATCCTGAATCTCAATTTGCTCAGTCCGTCCATTCAGGAGCAGCTCCTGCACCTGCCGCCACATTCCTCCGGCAAGCAGGCGATTCACGAAAAGAAGCTTAGAGCGGTGTGTGCACATACCGATTGGGGGTCCCAACAATTGCACTTCGCCCGCTGCTGTTCAAGCAAATGAATTGAGATCCGATCGTTTTCACGATTTCTGGTCGTGCCTCTTGACCGCCGGGTTATGTCTCGTCATGCTTACTAAGCATTAAACGCCATCGCGTCCAATCCATACTGGTACCCGGCGAAAACCATGGCTTCCACAGCAAAAACCTTCGGGAAAGTTCTCCGTGAACGGCGACTCGCGTGCGGCTTTGGCCTGCGAGAATTTGCCCAGATGGTTGGCGTGAGCTCCACCTATATTTCGCAGTTGGAGCAGGAGAATATCGATCCGCCAACGGCCGAACGAGCGGCCAAGATGGCTGGGATTTTGGGTGAGAATGCCGACGAATGGATCGCACTGGCTGGTCGAGTGCCCGATGACCTAGAAGGAATCATTCAGAAGGAGCCCATCGGGATGCCGGCGCTTCTGCGTGAAGCGAATGGCCTTACCGCTGAACAACTGAAAAGACTCGCTGAAGAAGCCAAGAAGATGAAAGGGGGAAAGTCATGAACGAGCGATTCTCACTCGTTGATCGCCAGGTCCCTTACCTTCATGAGAAGCAAATCGAGCGCGAGGCTCGTTTCCTCCTCGATGAGTACGAGCTCAAGTTCGAACGCAAGGTCACAGCACCGATTCCGTTGGAAAAGATCACCGAATTCCAGCTGCAGTTGACGCTGGAATTTAAGGACATGAAGTCCTTATTTCCGTTTGCTGACGTGCATGGGGCGATCTGGTTTGAAGAGGGAATCATCGGTATCGATCAAAGCCTCAATCCGGACGAGAACCCGTTGATGCTAGGGCGATACCACTTCACGTTGGCCCACGAACTTGGGCATTGGTGCCTCCACCGGCATCTCTACAAAGAGAATCCCAATCAGCCAATGTTGTTCGAAGATGGTGTTCGCGTGCCCGATGTCGTCTGCCGGTCCAGCGAACGCAAGAAACCTGTGGAATGGCAGGCCGATGCGTTTGCCGCCAACCTGCTCATGCCAAAGCCCCTCGTCTTCCAGGCATGGGCAGAGCACCACGACGGAGATGATCAGCCTGCGGAAATGGCGACCTTGCGTCCAGCGAGTGCGGACAAGTCTTTTTCGCTTCGAGGTCGCTTGGCCACCACAGCGGAAGAGCGAGATGCCGCAATCAAGGAACACTATGCTGCCCCTTTTGCAGAACGCTTCAGCGTCTCGAAGGAAGCGATGCGAATTCGACTAGAAGAACTCAAACTGTTCGTCGAGAACCGACCTCGATTGCTGTTCTGATATTTTTTTACCCAAATTGCTTACTGCTTACTAATCAGATGATTCGATCAAAAGGAGCTACAGAAGATGGCAACATTCGACTTGAAGAAACAACTAACGATTCACGACCGTGGCCTGCTTCAGCAGCTTCTGGGAAATGAACCCTCGATGCAAGCAATCGAGTGGGCTGCGATGCCAAAAAACAACATCGCGCCACTTATCGCTGCATGGGAAGCGATGGACGACGCCAGGAAACGGCACTACCAAGTTATCCTTCAGGACGTCCAGCACCTAGCTGAGCCGACAGCGCTGAAAGTACTGATCGAGGAGCTTGAGTGGAGGCACCCTGACAAGCTGCCGATCTTTTCAGCACAGTTGGGCACTGCGGACAAGGCGCTTTGGGCTTACCAGAATGCCACCGACGCGTTCGATGCGGCAGCAATCTTTGCTCGCGCCGAAGCTCTCCGGAACGGCCAGCAAGCAAACATCTGGAACAGCCTGCCAAAGGAACCCATTGCTGTCACCCCAGACAAAATCAGCTCCCTTGAGCAGCGAATCCGCTCCTACTACTGGGGTCGAGAGATGCGGGGCGAAGTATGCAAGGTCCATCAGTATGATCGCCACGACGGTTCGCAGTACTTCTTTGCTTACCTACCCGATTGGCCTGACAAGCGACTTTGCTTTGATGAGCAAGAACAACTAACACCTCGAGAAGATGCATACGCCTTCAGCAACGCCTTCGTGTTCGAACCAAATCTCGGCACCATCGAGCTGATTGCGAAAGGCGGAAAGAAGGTTCAGAAAGAACTTCGCCGTGCGTTTTGTCTGTCGATGCTTGGAATCGAAGTAGATGACGAAGATCCCGTCAAGCCGGTGTATCAGCTTGATCAGTTACTCGATCCAAGTTTCGCTTTTGTTACCGAGGCCAACGAGCGCATCCAGGATGTGAAACTACGACGGGTACGGATTGTCCCACGAGTGAAGGTACCCAACATCGAGCAGATCGAATTCAAGTTTCGTGAAGCCACCGATCTTTCAAGCATTCGATCATTTCTTGCGGCGCAACTAGCCTCCATGCAACTTGGCTTCGACCAGATCAGCGTGACTCAAGCCGGTATCCAATTCCAATTCATGGGTAATGGCGACCGCAAAGGGAAAACCATGACGGTCAATGTGAGTTGCCCCAATACCTGCGACCTCAAATTCAAACCAGAGGAACAGGAGCTGATTGGTCGCGCCTGCTTCGTTCGCTGGGGGATCATCAATGGTTGACCCATTGGAATATCTACTGCCGATGATTGAGTCGCAGCAAATGACTGTGGGTAACGACGAAGTTTCTCGGTGGCCGACTGGAGTACTCCAAACTCTAACGGATCTGGGGATTCTCGTCTCGGCCGAAGATGCCGACTCGATTCGTTGTCCTGAGTGCGGTGAACATTGGGAGGAGATTTTCGCTATGGATGGCCCCGGCGATTCCACTCAATTGTTCATTCGTTGCCCTGAAGTCTTGCGGATCGAAGTTACCCAGCAGCACCGACGGCAATGGCGTCCCGATCTCTCATCGCTGATGCGATTCCTTGCGTCGTCGCTGAATCTCAAAGGAAAGCCACAGGAGCTATTCTCAGAACGTCTGTGGCGTTTGGGACGACTTACCTGGAACAAAGTGTCTCGCGACGTGCTGTTCGTCCGAGGCCTCCGCTGGCCGGATGCCGAGCTGCCTCGTGCTCAAATTGTTCGGCAACGAAAGCCGATCCTAATCAGCTCCACGTACGCGATGCCGGAAGAGTACTGGAAGACACCTCCGCCCCAATTGGTCCTTCGGAATATCGCTTGGTTCGCGGATCGATTCGAAATCGATGTGGAAGAAGTGGCTGCTTGCATTGCGGATGCAACCAAGAAGGTTGGCGATTCTCCGATTCTGGGTGTTACAGAAGAGGAATTGAAGCTGACGATTCGCCGGCAGATCAAAGCAGAGAACAAGACGGAACTGACGGACGACATTTACGTCAGGGCATATCGCCAATTAGGTTCACTTCGTTTGGCAGCGGAATTCCTCTCGGACCAAACTAACGCGATAGTCACTAAAGATAGGGTGAAACGAGCGATCGATCGCTACGGAGGTATTCCTTCGCTGGCCAACGAGGAGGATTCAAATTCGATCGTTCGTGGTGTCGCGTCGCACCACCGCGACAGGAAAGGAAAAAATCTAGCAACAGGAAAACCCACGAAATGAAAGGAGATTCGCAAATCTCGACTGTCGCACGCTGACGCGCAACCGCGTCAGATGCGACACGGCAGCTGACCTCCGAGGGCTTCGAGGCCCATAACCCGGCGGTCAGAAAGTTACCTGTGACGTTTCTGCAATTTTCGCAGCACAGATTCTTGTAGCACTGATGGAATTGCCAGGCTGCAGCCTCCGCCCTCAGGAGGTTGCCATGTCGGCACAACCACAGGATGTACTTTCTGATTACGCTCGGACTCTTATTCGAGTAAAGGCCCGCCAGCTGGTCCGTCGGCCAGAGTTCACTGTTTGCGAAGCGGAAGACCTTGAACAGGAGCTTACGCTTCGAATTCTACTTCAGCTCGACCGCTTCGATCCAACCCGAAGTTCCATCAACACCTTTTTCGTACGCGTTGTCAACTCGTCCGTAGCGATGTTGATCCGTGAGCGAGGTAGGATCAAACGAAATGGTGGCGAAGGCGTCGAGATCGAGTCCTTGGAAAAGATGGTCGAGAAGGCGGATGGATCACCGGCTCCGCTCTGGACCACGATCTCTGACCAAGACGCACATCGACGGCATCAATCACGTCCTCTCTCGGACTCGGAAGCGATGCAACTTCGAATGGACATCGCGTCCGTTCTTGAGCAACTTCCGCCGGATCTGCGAAGCATCTGCAAGCAGTTATTGGCTGGAGGTCATACCGATACTCGACGAGACAGCCAACTCTCTCGCCGCAAGTACCAAGCGGCAATGAGCCTGATACGGGAGCAGTTTACCCGTTCAGGTTTCTCGTCTGAGTAACGAGGCGCGCAATCGGAGACACCAGCGGCATAGGTAACCAACGGGAAGCAAATGAAAAACTGTTAACGGAGTTACCTATGTTCGCTGGTGTTTTCCGGTTCACATTCGACGAGTCTGTGCCAATCGAAGAGGCCGAAATGACTCTGCATCTTGCAATCTTCGCTGCCGAGGGCCTGTTCGGCAAACCACGCGTTGCGATGGAGTTTCACTACGACATCCAGCCATTCGACAATTTCATCGATGTCCACGGTGAAACCGAAGTTGGTGTCGCGGTCGCGCAGGTTTTTGGAGGCCTGCTCTTGCGAGAGTTTGGCGAATCGGCATTTCGAATCACCAACCTTCCATCCTATGACTCTTTCAGTCATGAGGTGGCCGCGTGAGCATGCTATCCAAATTGCAGCGTGGTCGAACAGCAAAACCACCTCGCATTCTTTGTTACGGAATTGAGGGCGTCGGCAAATCAACCTTTGCGTCACAAGCACCCAAACCGGTCTTCATTCAATGCGAGGACGGATTGGATGAGCTTAATGTCGACAAGTTTCCGTTGGCGACCAGGTACGACGAGGTGATCTCCGCTTTGGCTGATCTGCAGCGAGAGTCGCACGACTACGAAACCGTGGTGATCGATTCGTTGGACTGGCTTGAGCGATTGGTCTTCGACCGATTGTGTGCGGAACACAACGCAACATCGATTGAACAGGTCGCGGGTGGATATAGCAAAGGCTACACCCTCGCGCTGACCTATTGGCGAGAGATCATCGAGCATCTCAACGCGCTGAGGAATCAGCGAGGAATGGTCGTGTTGTTGATCGCTCATAGCAAGGTTGAGCGATTCGAGGATCCCGAGTCATCGCCTTATGACCGTTATTCTCCACGGCTGCATAAACACGCAGCTGCACTGATGAGCGAATGGTGCGATGCCGTACTGTTTGCCACACGGAAGATTCGTACCCAATCCGAAGACGCCGGCTTCAATCGCAAACGGACCATCGCTCATGCCATCGGCAAAGGTGGTGGTGAACGAATCTTGCGGTGTGTTGGCGGCCCTTCATGTGTCGCAAAGAACAGGTACGGAATCGTCGAAGAGTTGCCGCTCTCCTGGGCGGCGTTTGTTCAAGCAATTTCTCAATCACAAGGAACTCAAAGTAATGGCTGACCTCAATGGTTTCGATGCTAACCAAGTTGAACCGACCGGAGACTTCGATCCGATTCCTGCGGGCAAATACCTTGCGGTCATCACCGACAGCGAGATGAAGCCCAACAAAGCGGGAACCGGCAGTTTGCTCCAGCTGACGTTTCAAATCATCGAAGGGGAGTACAGGAATCGACTGATTTGGACTCGACTGAACCTCGATAACCCGAATGCGGTTGCAGTGCAAATCGCACGTGCGGACTTGTCCGCCATCTGTCGGGCTGTTGGAGTACCCTCGCCGAAAGATTCGGTCGAGCTACACAATTTGCCGCTGGTAATCAACGTTCGCTGCAAGAAGCGGAACGACACCGGCGACATTGTCAACGAGATCAAGGGGTACGCAAAGCGTGAGCAACCAACGTCGGTTGCGTCGCCGGCTCAAGCGGCTCCGGTCAACAGCAGCTCTCCTCCTTGGAAGCGATCGTGATGGTCGAGTTCCATCTTCCCTATCCGCCAAGTGTGAACCACTACTGGCGACATGTTGGGTCTCGGACGCTCATTTCACGCGGAGGGCGAGCATTTCGCGCGGCGGTTTGCTCGCTTCTCGCGTCACAGGGGATTCAACCGTTGAGCGGCCCTTTGATCGTTGATGTTGTCGTGTATCCACCGGATCGTCGACGACGCGACATAGACAACGTCCAGAAAGCATTGCTCGATGCGCTTCAGCATGGCGGTGCTTACAGCGATGACAGCCAGATTGTTCGCCTTTCGATTGAAAAGGGACAACCGGTCGAAGGCGGAAAGACCATCGTTCAGATTCGAGAGGCGTGACCATGACCAAGAACCAAGCGCAAAACCAATGCGGACATTGCGGCCGTATCTTTCGGAATAGAAAGACCAAACCGACACGACAGCAGTTGCTGAGCATCGAGAATCGTAACTGGTACTGCTCAGACGATTGTTGGAGCAAAGTTTGTCAACCGCGCACGTGTCTGCGATGCAACTCCGTCTTCGGCTCGACGGGGCCATTCAATCGCATCTGTAAACCGTGCTCTGGCGTTAATGCAAGGATTGATCTTTCCGAATCGGAGCTCCAACGTCAACGCGGCACGAAGCGGCTCAACGGCGACAGCATCGAGTGCATTCATGCTGGACCTCATGAAGGTTGCGTTTTCTCAATCGCACAGCGGAGGTCGTAGGATGATTACACTTCGACCTTACCAAGAAGATGTAAAAGCAGCAGTCTATGACCACCTTCGCTCCCGCGATGACAACCCTTGTGCGGTTGTGCCGACAGCGGGGGGGAAAACCCCAATCATGGCCAGTATCTGTAAAGATGCCGTCGGGATGTGGGGAGGCCGGGTCTTAATTCTCGCGCACGTCAAAGAGTTGCTTGAGCAGACAGCTGACAAGCTGAAGGTAGTCTGTCCTGAGATTGGATTTGGGATCTACTCAGCCGGACTCAAGCGTCGCGACACACAGAACCCAGTGATCGTAGCCAGTATTCAATCGATCTACAAACGGGCCTGCGAACTGGACGCCTTCAATCTAATCATGGTGGACGAAGCCCATTTGATTCCTCTGGAAGGCGATGGGATGTATCGGCAGTTTCTAGCTGATGCCAAGGTGATCAATCCGGAGGTGCGAATCGTCGGTTTTACAGCCACACCATACCGGCTCAAGACCGGACCGATCTGCACACCGGAAGGTTTTCTAAACCACATCTGCTACGAGGTGAGTGTACGCGAGTTAATCCGAGATGGCTTTCTCTGTCCGCTTATCAGCAAGGCCGGCCGTGTGAAGGCGGATATGTCATCGCTCCATGTTCGCGGCGGTGATTTTGTATCGGATGAAGTGGAGTCGTTGATGGACCAAGAGTCACTAGTCCGTTCGGCAGCCTCCGAAATTGTGGAATATACAGTGGATCGGAAGGGGTGTCTGATTTTCGCCTCCGGCATCCAGCATGGCCATCACATCGTCAATGTATTGGCCGAGGAACATGGTGTCGAATGTGGCTTTGTCAGCGGTGATACACCCAATTCCGAGCGTGATGCAACGTTAGCAAGATTCAAAGCAGGCAAACTGAAATACTTGTGCAACGTCAATGTGCTGACGACCGGTTTCGATGCGCCTCACATCGATTGCGTCGCGCTCGTCCGCCCTACGATGTCGCCGGGGCTCTATTATCAAATGGTCGGTCGTGGTTTCCGCCTTCATCCAAGCAAAGAGAATTGTCTGGTCCTCGACTTCGGTGGCAATGTGCTACGTCATGGACCGGTGGATGAAATTAAGGTTACCACGTCGGATCGCATAGAAGGCAAAGCGCCCGCAAAAGAATGTCCTCACTGTCAGGCGGTCATCGCCGCGGGTTTTGCGACGTGCCCGCAATGTGGTTACGTTTTCCCGCCCCCCGATCGCCAACAGCATGATGCAAAGGCAAGCGAAGCCGGCATTCTCTCGGGCCAAGTCACGACAACGAAATACGAAGTCCAGGACGTCTATTACGGCATCCATACCAAACGAGGCGCGAGTGAAGATGATCCTCGCACCCTTCGAGTGGACTATCGAGTTGGTTGGCATGAATACAAGTCGGAATGGATTTGTTTCGAACACGAAGGGTACGCACGTCAAAAGGCAATCGCATGGTGGCGTAAACGTTCTCCCGATCCAGTTCCTGACAGCATCGAGCGAGCCATCGAGATTATCGAAGGAGGCGGTCTCGCAAACACGCTGGCAATCAAGGTGCGCAGTGTCGCTGGCGATCCCTACGAGCGGATCATCGATTATGAGCTGGGGCCAATGCCTGAGGGAATTCCGGTGAGCGAATCGGAAGTCTTCACAGATGACGAGCTCCCCTTCTAGTGAATTCCCTGTCTGCGTTTGATCTCTGTGTCGTTGTTCTGCGAGCAAATTCAAAGGAGTGTGGCGTTTGAGCGAGACCGCAATATCCTACCTTCGAGCCGGCCTATGTGTCCTTCCCGCGATTGCATCCGAGAAGCGTCCCTCGCTGGCGGGGTGGAAGCAATACCAACTGCGACTGCCGACTGAGCGGCAGGTTCGCACTTGGTTCGCAGAGACATCAGCCACGTGTATTCTCACGGGGGTAGTTTCAGGCCACCTGGAATTGATTGACTTCGATGGCGAGCCAGAACTGTTTGATCGTTGGCGAGCCATGGTCGCGGATGAACTTCCCCACGTTGTAAACCGGCTGGTGATCGAAGAATCGCAGTCTGGTGGCCGGCATGCGATCTATCGATGCGAAGAGTCGATACCAGGGAATAGGAAACTGGCGCAACGATTAATCGTCGCCGAGTCAGGCGACACAGTAACAATCGCAGGAAAGCGTTATGTGCCTCGCCGTAACAACGGTCGGTTCGAAGTTACGCTGACCCTCATCGAAACGCGAGGCGAAGGAGGACTCTTTCTATGTGATCCAACCCCGAATTATTGCATTCAACAGGGATCCTTTGAGTCGATTCCGGTTCTGACAAACGCCGAGAGATCGGTGCTGATCGAAGCCGCATGTGCTTTGTCAGAAACCTCGCCTCCTCCTGCGCGAGTGCCAACATCGCTCATTGGTGAAGGCCGGCCGGGAGATGATTTCAACGAACGAGGAGATGTTCGGCAACTGCTCGAGCGACATGGATGGCAGCGAGTCCGTGGTGGTGAGAACGAATATTGGCGACGTCCGGGCAAGGAGCATGGCTGGAGCGCTTCGCTTCGTAACAACCAACTGTTCGTGTTCTCATCGAATGCAACGCCATTTGAACCGGACCGAGCCTACGGTCCGTTTTCAGTCTACGCATTGCTGGAGCATGGAGGTGATTTCGCGGCGGCAGCAACGGCATTGAGACTGCAGGGGTATGGGCAAACATCGGACGAGTCTGGCGTGGACCTTTCCCATCTCATTCCGGGCCCAATTACCGCTCCGGCATCACAATCGAGTGCCTACCCCGATCCCGGTCCTTTGCCGGCGGAATTGCTGCGGATTCCCGGATTCGTCTCCGATGTCATGGACCATTGCCTGGAGACTGCGCCGTATCCCAATCCCGCGTTGGCGTTCTGCGGAGCGTTGTCCCTTCAGGCCGTGCTGGCCGGCCGCAAGGTTCGTGACCCGGCCGACAATCGCACCAATATCTATCTGCTCGCGCTAGCCTATTCCTCCGTCGGCAAAGATTGGCCCCGCAAGATCAACACCCACATTATGCATCGCGTGGGGATGGTGACAGCACTGGGGGAGAAGTTCGCGTCCGGTGAAGGCATCCAAGATTCGCTGTTCCTCACCCCATCGATGCTGTTTCAAACGGATGAGATCGATGGACTATTGCAGTCCATCAACAAGGCACGCGATGCGAGGCATGAGAACATCATGGGCACTTTGCTCACGATGTACTCTGCAGCCAACAGCATTTATCCGATGCGACGTAAGGCCGGCAAGGAAGTTCCTGGCGTGATCGACCAGCCGTGCCTTGTGGTCTATGGCACCGCAATACCCACGCACTATTACGACTCCCTCTCGGAGCGAATGCTCACTAACGGCTTCTTCGCACGCATGCTGATCGTCGAAAGTGGGCCTCGAGCGATCGGGCAGGATCCAGGCATCATCAACCCCCCGGCTTCCATCATCGATACAGCGCAGTGGTGGTCGGAGTTCAATCCTGGTTCAGGAAACCTGGAGTCGTTTCATCCGCAGCCCATCACCGTCGTGGCGAACGAAGAAGCTCGTGGTTTGCTTGCCGAGGCTCGGCGGACCTCGGAGACCGAGTATGCCAATTCAGAATCACGTGGTGATCCGGTGGGGACCACAGTCTGGGGCCGAGTACCTGAGCAAGTTCGCAAGCTCGCGCTGCTCTATGCCGTCAGCGCGAACCATCAATCACCGGTAATCGACGCTGCGGCCGTGCGATGGGCTACGGAGTTCATGCTCCACCAAACTCGCCGCATGCTCTTCATGGCACACAACCACGTCGCGGAGAACCCGTTCCATGCCGAGTGCCTCAAGCTTGTTCGAAAGCTTCGCGAGGAACCCAGCCGGCAACTTGCCCACAGCGTGCTACTCAAACGCATGAAGATCGATGCCAAGACCTTTCAGGAGTTGGTGACGACGCTCGAGCAGCAAGGAGACCTGCTGACGGTGATCCAAGCCACAGCCGGCCGACCACAGCGGCACTACCGATTGCTGGGTGAAAGCAGTGGGTGAAACCAAGAGTGAAAAGTGAAAGAAGTCCACCGTAAGTGGCAAGTTAGACCGGTGAAGGAAGCCTCGAATCGGAGAAAGACCCGTGAAACAAGTACCAACCCAAACCACCCCAAACGCCAGTGAAAGAAGTGAAAGAAGCGAGTCAGAGACCAAGAAAAACACTGCACCAAATGCTTCTTTCTTCTTTCACCCGGTCACGCAGATATATCCATTCACACACCTTCTTTCTTCCTTCACCCACACCCACGTATATGCCCGCGCGTGCGCGTATAGACACGCGTGTATGAGAGGGGTGGAGAAAGAAGAAAGAAGGATTCGAGGGCCGGTCATTACCCCACCGCGTCGCCAAGGTTGGCCCACGTTCGCGTCGTTGCGATTGAGTGGGGATTGGGTTAAGTGCCGGCAATGAACGCGACACGTGGCCACACGTGGGCCCGTGGCACGCCTGCCAATGTGGCAGACCCAATAGGTACTTCCGCGTGATCTGTCACCGGAGTGGGACGCCGGAACAGCCGCCATTGATGAGACAGTTTTATTTTCTGGTCAGAACAACAAAAGAAAGAAAGTTATGTCAACGCAATCAGAACAGCAACGTGATCGATGGAACACGATGGTCGTGCCAGCAGCAAAGGGATTGGAGCGATTCTTTTGGAGCCTCGCTTGGTTTTGCGTCTTGCTCATGGTGCTCTTTGGTGGTCCATGCATTCGCAACAAGCAACACCCTATCGAGAAAGGAGAATCCGATGAGCAGCAATCAGCTGAACCTACCCCATAGCCGACTCGGCTTGTTCGGCAACTCGCGCGAACTTGCCTTCTTGTTTTGAAAGACCACCTCACGAGATTTCTGAAAGATCGAAAATGAAAATCGAGCAAAGATCAATTGCGGACATTAAACCCTATCCGAACAATCCCCGCATCAACGATGACGCGGTCGATGCCGTTGCCGGCAGCATCAAGGAGTTCGGATTTCGTCAACCGATTGTGGTCGATGAAGATGGAGTGATCATCTGCGGTCACACTCGCTTTAAAGCGGCACAGAAGCTTGGCATCGAAAAGCTCCCTGTCCATGTTGCGAAGGATCTTACCCCCGAGCAGATCAAGGCGTATCGCATCGCCGATAACAAAACCGCTGAGCTTGCCGAGTGGAATTACGATCTGCTCCCAATCGAACTGGGTGACTTGCAAGCCAACGGGTTTGATCTCTCGCTCCTTGGATTCGATACCGATGAGCTCGCCAAGCTGATGGACACCGGAGTCAACGAGGGACTTACCGATCCCGATGAGGTTCCGGCGCCTCCCGATGAAGCGATCACGAAGCCAGGGGATCTTTGGATCCTTGGTAACCACCGGCTGCTCTGCGGAGACTCGTCATCGCCGGCAGACCTGGGTCGCTTGCTGGCCGGCAATGCGATCCATCTTTGCAACACAGACCCGCCCTACAACGTGAAGGTGGAACCGCGATCGAACAACGCGATCGCGGCAGGTTTGTCCTCGTTCTCGAACGATGCAGCGTCAGGAAAACTCAAGCAGGGCCAAGGCAATGCCGCTTCGTTCGGTGTTGATCACGAGACAGGCAAACCGAAGCATGCCGCAACGCATAAGAAGCTTCGGCCGAAGGATCGTCCCCTCGCGAATGACTTTGTCAGCGATGGCGAGTTCGATCGACTCCTCGATGCGTGGTTCGGTAACATCGCGCGCGTCTTGTTGCCGGGTCGATGCTTTTACATTTGGGGAGGTTACGCCAATCTTGGAAATTATCCCCCATTCCTAAGTCGCCACGCCCTGTACTTCAGCCAAAGCATCGTGTGGGATAAACAACACCCTGTTTTGACACGAAAAGATTTTATGGGGGCGTTTGAGCTTGCGTTTTACGGTTGGAAGGAAGGCGCAGGGCACAAATACTACGGGCCCAACAATGCGACCGACCTGTGGCAAGTGAAGAAGGTCAATCCGCAATCGATGATCCATCTCACCGAGAAGCCTGTCGAACTCGCGGTGCGGGCGATGCAGTACTCTTCCGTGCCTGGCGAGAATGTTTTGGATCTCTTCGGTGGTAGCGGATCCACGTTGATCGCCGCTGAGCAATGCGGTCGCAACGCCTTCTTGATGGAGCTTGATTGCTTGTACGCAGACGTGATCGTTGATCGCTATCAGAGGTTCACTGGCAAGCCGGCGATCCTAGAGCGAACCGGCGAGTCTCCGATCCCAATGCGGGCTGCGGACGCCAAGTAACGCTAGATCTTCTGGCAGTGCCAATGCCCGTCTTCAAAGACGTAGAGATAGTTCGCATCGCAGTTGCGTGCGAACGTGACGAGCGACGCTCGGTCGCAAAGATGCTTTGGGAGCCGCGCCCGAGGGAAGTACTCGGGCGCCCCATCGCTCGCATTCAAACTTCGCAGCTCACCTCCGGCGATTAATGCCGAGGCCTTCTCGATGGAGTTGTACCATTGGTTGAGAACCACCCCAGCATGTTCCGGGTAGCCATCGAAGTGCAGGTAGGCGGCTTGGTAGCCCCCGTCGCTGTTCGCACAGGCGATCGTTGCTCGTGTCGACATGGTTTGGTCCCTCTACGATTGGAAGTTCTCGGGGGTAATGATCTTGATGATGTCACCGGGAATGGTCAGCATGAGGGAGCGGCCGCTATCCCAATCGACTTCGACCTGCGTCCAGCCATGGTGGGGGTGGACCTTCCGAACCGTGCCGACGGAACCTCGTGGTATGGGATCGGGATCATCAGGCATCGCGATCAGTCGAATCCGATCACCGACGTTGGGAATTCTTGTCATTGTTTGGTTTTCCTTCGTCTAGAGAATCTTGCCGAGGAGGCTTTTCTTCATCGCATCGATCGCTTCGCATGCGAGGAGGTGTTCGGTCAACAGAGGGCCGGCCGTTTGTGGTTGCTGTGCGTCGGCGATCTCAAGCATCTCCATCAAGGTGTGGAGCCCTTCCACCGTCTTGTAGTAGGCTTCGCGAATCTCTTGCGCTTGGTGCGGGTCCATCGTGCGGAATGCGTCGCGGAGGATCTTTTCGTCGATCTTGCGTTGGGGGTTGGTCGCGTCGTTCATCGTTGTTGCTCCGTGTTCGGAAACCTGTTTTCGTTGGGCGTTAACACCAATGAGCCATGCCGTGCGCAAAGCCTCAAGTCAATTCAAAAAAGGATTCGATGCTTTTTCGGAGAATGTTTTGAAGCCCCACAATCGCCACCGTTTGCCCCCGGTCGCGTCGCGTTGCATGTTGGGGTAACGACGCCATTTCACGACCGAACGCCCACACATCGCAAACGTGGGGCGTTGGTGCGAAGCCGGCGATCCTCAGCGCTGAGGCCAATTTCGAACCTTGATCATTTCGAAACCATCAAAGCCGGAGACCGCATAGTCTCGGCCGTTGTACCCTCGCGCGATCAATCGATCCCCCCGGCGCTCGACATACGCGATGGTGGTGTCGAGCGAGGAATCGTCGATGGATTGGACTTCGTAGGAATAATCGGGTTCGGGAATAGCCCGCTCGCCGTCGGCCAAGTCGGTAACCAAGCGAAGTTGTCCGATGTGCATGTCAGGAATCTATGTTGGGTTTGCGATGGGATGGAGAAAGGGTATCGAGCCCTTCGGCATTCGAACGCTCGATCTCAACGGCTCGGTTGCTTGGGTCGCTGGTCATTGGGTTACCTCTGCGCTCGCGTTGGCAGGAGCGAATCGCCCTCGTTCGGTTTTGATGAACCGCGAAGCATCTCCCTTTCCGATCTCGCGGAGGATGGCGCTGTAGAGCGTCGCGTGGGGTGTCTTGCCACCGGGGCTGGTCCAGTACCCCTTGGCGGTCATCGCTTCGATCATCTGCTGAACGTTCAGCGGTTCGGTAGCTTCGCAAAGAACCTTGTGGGCAGCAGCCAAAGCGCTAAGCCGTTTGGGTTGATCGCCATCGGGTTTCTTGAGAACTCGCTTCGGTTTGGTCGCCGGCTGTTGGGGACCGTCGAACGCGATCACCTCGGCGGGTTCGTTCTCGACAACGGTGAGGTTGTCGGTCGTGGTGACCTTGGCCGAACCCTTGCGGGGTGCGACTTCCCCCTGCAACCGCTGTGCGGTTCGGATAATGATTTTCTTGCCGGTAGCCAGGTTCGTGGCGAACCAACCGCCCCCGGTTTTCTCGCTATCGATTCGGATCTCGACTCTCTTGCCGGTGACGTTTGCGTAGTACTTGCCACCGATCTTGACCTCTGCCTTTTTCATCTGCCTGTCTCCCCTGTAGGAACCGTGGTTAGCTGCCATCGTCAGGCCGCTCGCACTACCGAGCGGCGATCTCGATCGCGTCGAGATTTCGGCTTATTACCCGAAGACCAAATCGGCCAATCCCATTCCGAGGAAGTCGACCAAGACCTGGATCTCGGTGGTCGCGGCGGGTACATCCAACCCGCGGTCGAAATTGAAGAGGGTCTTCTTCGTTTCGAGGTCTTGGATCCAAAGCTTCGAGATCTTGGTTCGTCCGAGCTCGTACTCTTCGCACTCTGCATGTTCGGAGAAAACCAAAGCATCGAATCGGTATGCGTTGTTGATCTTGCCTCGAACCCAAGAACCGCCGGCACCTGGGGTTCGGTGGCTGATCTTCGTGATCTTGAGGTCGAAGTCCGTGGTGTCGTTCTCGTTGTGGGTCATGTTTGCGTTTCCGTATCGGAAGGGGTGGTGAATCGTTTGGCGTTAACACACATGAGCCATGCGGTTCGCAACACAGCAAGCAGCATTCGCATTCATTTGCAGAAATGTTTTCAGGTTTCCCCCACATGCGAAAAAGCTCGCCCTAATCGGAGCGAGCTTCGTAAAACAACTAGGCATTTAGTTGCCCCGAGCGACGTCCCATGCTCGCTTGGTTCCATAACCAAGCTGCCTACCCTCCACGATGAAGAGGACCGCATCCTCGGCCACATCGTCATCGTCGTCCCCCTCGTCGGCTTCACCGTCGTCATCGACGTAGTCGTTGATCTCCAATCCAGATGCGAGCCCGTAAATCGAGTTCTCAAAGGGCCAGTTCTGCTGCGTCATCAATCGCACCTCGGCATCGCCACCGATCTCATCTCGGTACTCCCCGAGCCGTCCAATCAATTCATCGATCGTCATGTTTGTTTCTCCCGTGTCTTCGAAAATGGATATCCAACGAACGTCATCACACATGAGCCATGCCGTTGGAAACACAGCAAGTCAATTACCGAAACCATCAGCAGCAATTCCAAAGATTCATTCGCGCCCCAACAAACCAACGACGTTCGCATGTGTCGCGTTGAGATGCGTGGTTGGGGGTTTACTAAGCGATACCCGAGAATGGCGTTTTGTGGGGCACTGTCGCGTCCGGTTCCCCTGAATCATTCCAGTAATGGACAACGCCGCTCGAGTGGGAGCGGCGCTGTTGATCTCTGGGTTGAACTACGCAGCTTGGTCGTACTTCCTCGCCATCTCGAGGAGCTTGCTCTTGATGGCCTTCCAATCTCGCTGGGTCTCGCCGGTGATTTCACCAAATCGCTTGTCGCGAAGCTCGCCCTTGTACCAACCTTTGGTCCATCCGAGCCGGTAGAAGAGTCGGTTGAGTTCCGTTTCGCCAAGGCCGGCTCCTGGTCGATCCCAGCAGCTCGTCGTTCCGTCTTTCTTCGCGTAGTCCCAATCCGCGCATCGCTTGGTGTTCATCGCGAGTTCGACCAATCCGAGAACCATCATCAGGTATCCGACCACCTTGGTCTTGTTGAGCGTTCCGGCGAAGGCTCGAAACTCGATTCGGTTTTTACCGGCAGCCAGGTGCGTGAGGTTCAGCAGGTGGTATCGATCGGCTTCGCATCGGTTCTTCGCGGTGTCTTTGTCCCCGTACTGTTTGATCCGCTTGGTGTAGATCGTTTGTTCGCGGCGTCGTGTTCCCGTGCTTGCGAAGATCGCCTTCTCGTGGTTGCCGACCAAGGAAATCAATCTGGCCAAGGCGGCTGCGTCGCCATCCCAAGAGATACTCACATGGAGCCCGCAGGTTTTATTAACCCGTCCTCCGTGTTCGTTGATCTTGTCGATCGCTTCTTCGATTTGTTTGAGGCCTTCGTACCCTTTAAGCTTGGGGCTTACGAACTCGCATCCCTTGCGGTTGGGTGTCTCGGGTTTGATGCTCGCATCCCGTTCGGCTCGCCATCCGGTGGGGAGCCAAGGCACTTGGTAGCCGTGGTGGTAGGGGCCAATCGGTGTGGTGTCGCTGTTGGGCAGCGTCGTTTCGAACTCCAGACCGAAGTGGATTTCGTTTGCGTTCATCTTTGTCTCTCTGTTTGGGTTGGTTGGGTCGGTTGGTTGCGATCGCCATGTTGCTGGCGTGTGTCACATGAAGCCCTGCCGCAGAGAGAACATCCAGCCGATAAAGCATGTTTTCCCCAGTCTTTTTTCATGTTTTCAGGCACCCCCACAAACGCCACACATGGGCCCGTGTGGCATGCAAAACATGCTTGCCCAAGGGGGCGGACCTCAAAAGAAAACGCACCGGTGGGGCCCGCGTTCGCGACTGTGCGAAGCATTGAAGAATGGAGTCTGGCATGAGTGACGGAAAGAAACCGATCGATCCGAATCGGCTTACGGTCGAGCAGGCATCCAAGCTGCTCTCAGCGGCTGCAAAGATCCGGGTGCAGACGGAATTAATCCTGGAAGACATCGAGGCGGGAGCGCCAAGGAATCCAGACGGAACGATCAACTTGATGCATTACGCAGCATGGATGGTGAAGGAGATGGGCCGTGGCAACTGACCCTAGAAAATTAAGACCAAGCGATCTATGTCGATTGTTGAACTCAACGCCACTTGGTGAGGTTATCAACGAACGGCAATTACATCGCCATCGCACTCGAGCCGGCATGCGTATCGGTGACGCTCGCTTTGTAGATCTGCTCCGCTATGTTGCGTGGCTCATCGAGATAAGGCACACACCTCGTAACGAACCAGAAGGGGATCCGTATGGAAAGCTGAAAGAACGTGCTCGTGCGCGAAACGTTGCCATCGCTCTGGCAGGCCGAGACATCGGCGAGCTGCCGCCCGTTGCTGATCCGGAGCGGAAGGCTCGCGCTGCAAGAGACTTTCGCTTCTTCTGCGAATCCTATTTTCCGTTAACCTTTCATCTGAATTGGTCAGACGACCATCTCAAGGTTATCAATCGTATTGAGCAAGCTGTTTTGAGTGGTGGTCTCTTCTCTATGGCGATGCCCCGTGGTTCGGGCAAGACGACCATCTGCGAATGCGCATGCATTTGGGCTGCACTCAATGGACATCGTGAGTTCGTTTGTCTCATCGGAAGTGACGAGGGGCACGCGATGGATATGCTCGAATCGATCAAGATGGAGCTCGATGGCAATGAACTTTTGTTAGCGGATTATCCCGAGGTGGTCTTTCCGATTCAGGCCCTCGACGGGATCGCTAATCGCTGCAATGGCCAGCTTTATCAAGGACAACGTACGCATATCGGTTGGACCGCGAGAGAGATTGTGCTTCCAACTATGCCAGGAAGTGTTGCCAGCGGCGCCATTGTCAAAGTAGCCGGTATTACTGGTCGCATACGGGGAATGAAGTACAAACGCGCGGATGGACGGACTGTTCGGCCGACGTTGGTTGTGATCGACGACCCGCAAACGGACGAATCTGCCCGATCCCTGTCTCAGTGCGCAACGCGGGAAAGCATTCTCGCAGGTGCGATTCTTGGGTTGGCCGGCCCGGGGAAAAAGATCTCAGGGATTATGCCGTGCACAGTCATTCGACCGGGGGATATGGCAGACAACATTCTCTCGAGGGAAAAGCATCCCGAATGGAACGGCGAACGAACGCGAATGGTTTATTCGTTCCCAACGGATGAAAAGCTTTGGCTGCGATACGGCGAACTGAGGGCGGAGAGCCTTCGCATGTACGGCGACACGCGACTAGCCACCGAGTTCTATTCATCCAATCGTTCTGCCATGGACGCTGGGGCAGAGATCGCTTGGCCCGAGCGATTCAATCACGACGAACTATCGGCCATCCAGCATGCGATGAACCTCAAGCTACAGGATGAAGCAGCGTTCTTCGCCGAATACCAGAACGAACCATTGCCTGAAGTTAAGGCTAGTGACAACGAGCTGACCACGGACCAGATCGCTGGCAAGATCAATCGTATCGAGCGGCAGTTGGTTCCGATTGGAGCCAACCACCTGACGATGTTCGTCGACGTTCAAGCAACGCTGTTGTTCTACTCGGTGATCGCTTGGGAAGATGACTTCACAGGTTACCTCGTGGACTATGGCACTTTTCCCGATCAGAAGCGACCGTACTTTACACTGCGGGATGCGAGAACCACGCTTGCACTGGCTACGAAAGCAGGCGGTCTGGAAGGCTGTATCTACGCCGGCCTCGAGCGACTCACGGCAGACTGCCTTACCCGCGAATGGAGGCGTGATGATGGTGCCATGTTGCGGATCGAGAAATGCTTGATCGACGCCAACTGGGGCTCGTCAACCGATGTTGTCTACCAGTTCTGTCGGCAGAGCCAGTTCGCAGGAATTGTCATGCCCAGCCACGGTCGATTCGTAGGCGCTTCCAGTCAGCCGTTTTCGGAATACAAACGAAAGCCGGGGGATCGCGTGGGCCACAACTGGCGAATTCCGAACGTGCATGGCAAGCGAGCTGTACGGCACGTTGTCTACGACACCAATTTCTGGAAGACATTTGTCCATGCTCGTTTGGCGGTCGCGATGGGAGATCGCGGTTGCCTATCGCTCTTTGGAGACACACCGGACACCCATCGGCTCTTGGCAGAACACTTGTCGGCAGAGTATCGCGTTCGAACCGAAGGTCGAGGACGCATTGTCGACGAATGGAAACAGCGACCGGAGCGCGGTGATAATCACTGGTTCGACTGCGTGGTCGGCTGTGCAGTTGCGGCATCGATGCAAGGTGTCAATTTACCCGGTGCCGAAAGTCTGGCTGCCAAGAAGCAAGGTCGGGTGAGCTTCGCGGAGCTCCAAAGGAAACGGGGCCGATGAACAACGACTGCGATTCATTGAAGAAGAAAGGGATCATCTGTCCCAAGTGCGGGTGCCGTCATTTCATCACGACGCACACGGAGCCTTTACGTGATGGACGCATCCGCCGCAGAAAGCGTTGTCGCAACTGCGATCGAAAAGTGATCACTCACGAGGTTCCTGAGAAATAGATCGCTACATCTAGCACCCCACCAAGAATCGCATCGATCTGCGCGCAGTATCACGGCTCTTCGGCATAGGTAATCGAGGAGGAGCCACACCGGTCCGAGCAAGTCTACTCATCGCCGGGTGCCTCTCGACCGGACTCCTCTTTCATCGAATAACCAAAGAAGCATGTCAGAAGATTTGAAACAAGCTATCACTCAAAACGCGCAAGGCCCTGCAAAGGCCTCTGGCGACGCCGGCAGTGTTGAGCAGCACAAGCTGACTGATCAAATCGAAGCAGCTCGCTTTCTAGCCTCGAGAGATGCCACGAAGTCGAAGCGTCGTGGCTTGGTCTTCAACAAGATTGTTCCACCGGGGGCCGAGTAACCGTGTTGTCCTGGATTTCCAATTGGTGGTCACCCAAATCCGTGCGAGCGCACAAACTAAGCGCGAGTCGCATCGTGCGCGCACGTTATGATGCTGCGGTGACCACCGACGATAATCGGCGCCATTGGGCCTATGCGGATGGGCTTTCGCCCAACGCATCCAATAGTGCCGAAGTTCGCCGAATCCTTCGAAACCGTGCTCGGTATGAAACGGCCAACAACTCGTATGCCCGCGGGATCGTTCTGACCCTCGCGCATGACGTCGTCGGTACCGGCCCCCGGTTGCAGATGCTTACTGGCGACTCTGAAGCCAATCGTCGCATCGAACAAGCCTTCATGCTGTGGGCTCGTTCGGTGCATCTTCCTGAGAAACTCCGCACGATGCGGATGGCTCGCGCCACGGATGGCGAATCTTTCGCTGTCCTCACGAACAATCCTCGCCTCAATACGGAGGTCCAACTCGATCTCCGCCTCGTCGAGGCAGACCAGGTCACGACGCCCGATCTCGATCGACTTTCCACCATGGCGGTCGATGGGATCGTCTTTGATTCCGCTGGGAATCCGCTCGAGTACCACATCCTCCGGCATCACCCGGGGGACCGTTTCTATTCGGCTCGCAGCGAATACGATCGTATCCCCGCAACATCCGTACTCCACTGGTTTCGTGCCGATCGCCCCGGTCAAACGCGTGGAATTCCGGACATCATGCCGGCTCTTCCCCTCTTCGCACAGCTTCGGCGATTCACGTTGGCCGTTCTCGCTGCCGCAGAAACCGCAGCCGACTTTGCAGGGATCCTCTACACCGATGCCCCTGCCAATGGGGAAGCCGATGCAGCCGAGCCATTCGAGCCGATCGAGCTTGAGAAGCGAGCGTTGGTAACGATGCCTGGCGGTTGGAAGATGGCTCAAATGCAGGCCGAGCAACCATCGACCACGTATGGGGAGTTTAAGCATGAACTGCTCAACGAGATCGCGCGATGCTTGAACATGCCTTTCAACGTCGCTGCAGGCAATAGTTCGGGTTACAACTATGCCTCAGGTCGTCTCGATCATCAGACGTACTACAAAGCGATTCGAGTCGAACAATCGCATCTCGAGCGAATCATCCTCGATCGCATTCTCGCCGCTTGGCTTGATGAAGCCGCTCTTATCCCTGGTTTGCTACCAGACGGACTCGGTCCCTTTGCGCAGTGGCCCCATCAATGGTTTTGGGATGGTCACGAGCATGTCGATCCCGCCAAGGAAGCCAACGCACAGGCAACACGGCTCGCCAGTCATACCACCACATTGGCAGATGAATACGCCAAGCGAGGCCAAGACTGGGAGACTCAGCTTCGCCAACGCGCGAAGGAAATCGCACTGATGTCAGAGCTTGGTCTCGCAACCGAGACGCTGATGCCTACCACTCAACAGGAAACCACGAATGTCGAAGACGAGGAAGTCCCTGCCGATGACGCTTAAGCCCCAGCACAACCAAAGCCAATTGAGCCTCTCCGCTACCGCGGTCCTCGATATTGATGCATCGGCAGACGGCTCCAGTGCAGCCGCGCTACCGAAGTTCCGCATGGTGGCCTACACCGGCGGGCCGATGCGCGTCGCTGGTTGGCGATACCCCGTGATCCTCGACTTGGCCGGCCTTGCGATCCCATCACAATCGCGACCCATTCGCTTCGGACATGACCCCCTCTCGGGTGTCGGTCACACGGATGCGATCCGAGTCGAAGGTGGCCAGCTCATCGCTACCGGCATCGTCTCTCGCGATACCCCTGCTGCCAGGGAGGTCGTGGTGAGTTCGAAAAACGGATTCCCGTGGCAAGCCTCTGTGGGCGCTGGCGTGGATGAATTCGAGTTCGTCAAGGAAGGTCAAAAGGTAACCGTCAACGGAACGCAATACAGCGGTCCGGTGAACGTCGTCCGTAAGTCCTCGCTTGGTGAAATCAGTTTTGTAGACCTTGGTGCCGACGGAGCAACGAGCGCAAGCGTTGCCGCTCAGGCATCTGCAACCCCAGGAGAAGTTTCCATGGACGATTCGCAAGCCTCAACGCAGGAAGACAGTCAAACCACCTCGACCGCAACGGTCGCGCCATCGCCGGCACCGAGCGAGCCCGCACTAACACACCCCGAGGTGAACGCCGCGATTGAAGCGATGCGAGTCGCCCATGCAGCAGAGCTCGAACGGATCGGTGCGATTCGTCAGATTTACAATGGAACGCTTCCAAGCCTGGAGGCCCGTGCCATCCGTGAAGGTTGGAATGTGGAAAAGGCTGAGCTGGAGAAGATCCGGGCAACCCGCCCTGCGGTTCCGGCGATCCATGTCCAACAAAACACCATCAACTCGAACGTTCTGGAGGCAGCTTGTTTCCTGGCAGCCGGCCTCTCGAACGTCGAGCAAGTCGCTGACTCGCAGTCCCTCGATCTCGCGGCGCGACGATTCCGCGGGGGAATCGGATTGCAAGAACTCCTCCTCGAAGCCGCATGGGCCAACGGATACTCGGGGCGCAACTTCCGCGATCACCGAGCGGTGATGCGTGCTGCGTTTGGTAGCTCTGTCGAAGCCAGTGGGGTTAGCACCATCGACATCGGTGGTATCCTGTCGAACGTGGCGAATAAGTTCCTGTTGGATGGCTTCTTCAGCGTCGAACGGACTTGGCGCAACATCTGCGCGGTTCGCAACGTCTCCGATTTCAAAACGGTGACCAGTTACCGATTGATCGGTAAGGACCAATACGAGTTGGTCGCCCCTGGTGGTGAGCTCAAGCATGGGAACCTCGGGAACGAGAGCTACACGAACCGGGCCGACACGTATGGTTTGATGATGGCTGTCGATCGACGCGACATCATCAACGATGATCTCGATGCCATTACCACGATCCCGCGCAAGCTCGGTCGAGGATCCGGACTCAAGATCAACGATGTGTTCTGGTCCATCTTCATGGCCAACTCGGACTTCTTCAAGACCGCGAACAAGAACTTCATCAGCGGAGCGTCGACCGCGATGGGGATTGATGGATTGACCGAAGCGGAAGTCACCTTCATGGAACAAGTCGACTCGGATGGCAAGCCGATTGGGGTGATGCCTCTGATCTTGTTGGTTCCGCCTTCTCTCTCGGCGCTTGGTTCGCAGCTCTACAAGTCGATGGAGCTTCGCGACAACACGGCTGGCAATAAGTACCCGGTATCGAACCCCCACCAGAACAAGTTCAAGGTCGAAGTGAGTCGGTACCTGTCCAACTCGCAGTACACCGGCAACTCGGCGAAGGCATGGTACCTCTTGGCCGACCCCACTGACCTGCCAGTCATCGAGGTCGCGTTCCTCAATGGCCAAGAATCCCCCACGATTGAAACCGCCGAAGCGGACTTCAACGTGCTTGGTGTCCAAATGCGTGGTTACCACGACTTCGGTGTGGCACTGCAAGACCCACGTGGTGGGGTGAAGGCCAAGGGCGAAGCGTAGTTCCTGGTAAGCAACCCTCACTGAAATTCAATCACGGAGTTTGAAATGGCGAAAGCAACGTTTGTTCAAGATGGCGACGCCATCAATTACACGCCAGAGACGGATCTGGCATCAGGAAGTGTCGTCGCGGTCGGCGATTTGATTGGCATCACGCGGACAGAGATCAAGGCGAACAACCTCGGTTCTCTCGCTGTGGCGGGTGTCTTCGATATCGCGAAAGATCCTGCGGCGGTGATCAGTGCTGGCACCAAGGTCTATTGGAAAGCCGACGACCAAGCGGTCGTAACGCTCCCAACGGGGAACAAGTTGGTTGGAAAAACTATTGCGACAGCCCCTGCGGGGGCTACGACCGCACGCGTGTTGCTAACCCACTGATTCGATTCCTAACGGATTCTCCCCAGATGATTCCATCGATTCGATACATGCTGTTATTCATTCCGCTGTTGTCGTTCGCGATCGGCTGTGATTCCAAGGAAGTTCGGGTGAGGTCTCTTTCGACTCCGCCCACCGAGCAACCGACTGCGAATCTGCCGGTCGAACTGCATCAACGGAATTGGACTGGCAAGCTCAATCAAGGAAGCTGCGTTCACGCTTCCCTGGTGAACCACTTCCGATGGCTCAATCAATATGAGCTTGGTGAGCGATGGCGTGCGACCTACAGCGATGGGGAATGGGATTCCCGATTGCGGGACCGACTCGATGCTGCAGGTATCGACTATAGCTACACGCTTAAAGCCGATCCGCGGTTCCTCGATTGGGCCAGCGCCACACGTCGTGGTGCGATCCTTTGGTGGAAGCCAGCCCACTGCTGCACCTTCGTTGGCTGGGTAATGCGTGATGGAAAGCAATACGCAGCCATTCTTGATAACAACTACCCCGGTCGATTCGAACTCACCCCTCGCGATCAGTTCATTCGACTCTGGGCCGGTTACGGTGGATTCGCGCTAACCGTGATCCACGATCCAGCTTCTTCTCTCACGTATCGAAGTTACGAGGTGTACTAAGCCATGAGCGATACTGTACGAATTCGTCTGAGCCTTGGATTGCTCGTTGTGGCTGTTGTCCACGCGATTCTCGTCGGGGTGGTATTCACGGCGCTGCATGATTCCCCCGCGAAGGATAGCTATACGGAATTGCTAAAGGAGCCACCTTTCCGTCCCAGCAAACCGAGCATTGGCCAAATCGAGAAACTCGATGAGCCGCTTCCTGTGAACATCCAAGCGCAGCAGGAGATCAAGCAAGGGATCTTTGGTAATCGAACAGGGCGATTCTTTCCTGTTCGAACTCCCAGCGTTTATCCGAGCGTCTATGCGGTTCCAAGAACTACCGAAAGGGCTCCCCTTTGCACTGATCCGAGCAAATGTCCATTGCCAGCTTCTGGCAATAGTCCCTCTGCGCAACCTGTGATCGTTCCTCCCAAAGGGCCGGATGGATCTGCGTTCAAGGATCCAATCCAGCCACCTCTCGTGGTGACTCCGGTGAAAGCACCAGAGAGCAAAGCGTACCAACTGGCATTGTTCGTGGGCGATGACTCGCAAAGCCGGCGGCTGATCCAGTGGTTCGAATCGAATCCGAAGCTTCTCAAGCTACGTGAGCTCTGTGAATTCCAAATCTATACCGAATCGAACCCACTCTACCGAGAACGCTTCGCAAGCATCGTTCCTCGTGAACAGTTTCCGGTGGTACTTCTGCAAGATGCGAAAGGAGGACACATTCACGCGGCGGGGCGAGCCATGATCCCTTCCACGCCGGAGGAGCTCTATTCCGATCTGCAGTATGGATACCAACTCTACGAGCAAGCCCTTCAAGCGGAGAAGACAGGAGCTATTCGATCGGCTGGGTATTCGTGGGATGAAATGATCTCTCCCACGATGACGCTCTTCTCCCAAGATTGTCCCGACGGATTCTGTCCGATCGATACCAGCGATCGATTGCGACCAGGGGCCCGGATTCGCGATCGGTTGTTCGATGAAGTGAACGATGGCCGCAGCGCCATTCTTTGGGCTTCGGCTGGCGAAATGATCACGCTTGCCTTGATCGTCGTTGCTGTCTTGCTGTTGGGTTTCATTCTTATCAAACGAGGAGTCTAAACGTGACGACGTCGATTATTGCACTAGTTGTGGTCTTGGTATTGTTGGCGGTTGCTATTTATCCCAAGAAGTCAAACACCTCCCAAAGCTCGTCTGGATTGCCAAACCCATGGGACTCGTCGAGCTTGCGAGTGCGCCAAGTCCGCGAGGAAGCGGATGCGATCGCTGATGAGTTTCGCCGCAAAGCGGAAGAAGCTTGGCGAGCGGAGCTTCGGCAGAAAGCATCCCAGCTCCTAGCTGATCCCAAATGAGAGATCTCTTAGCCGAAGGGCAAAAGTGGCTGTCCGGTCAACTCTATCAGCACATGTCGCGAGAGATCATCTACCGGCGCAATGAACTGAGCGTGTTGATCCGAGCCACTATCGGAAAGTCCATGTACGACCAAGACGACGGGGAGGGAATCGTTACCCGCAGTCAGGTTCGAGACTTTCTGATCAACACTCGCGATCTCACGACCTCCATCATCGGATCGCTCCCCAAAGCGGGGGACACCATTGTGGAGATCGATGACGAGAGCGAATTCACCTACGAGGTGATGTCGATGGGGAGCGAGCCTCCCTGGCGATACAGCGATCCCTTCCGTTTGAAGTTACGCATTCACGCCAAACAGGTTTACTCACAGCCTTCATGACTACGATCCTTCAGGTTGCCGACAGCGTCACCGAGCAGCTCAACGCAGCAGAGTTCGATCAGGACTTCGTGGCGGAACGCCTCTATGTACCGAACTTCGATCTAGAAGACATGAAGGAGCTGCGAGTCAGCGTCGTCCCCCGCGATGTGGAGATACTTCCTCATGATCGATCCCAAAATCGATACCACTGCCGCGTGGACATCGCCATTCAGAAGAAGTTCTCACAGGGGTCGAACCAAGAGATCGATGCCTTGGTGGATCTGGGCGAAAAGATTGCTGATGAGTTCCGGCTTAAAAGGCTATTGTCCTTTCACGCAGCTCGCTGCATTAAGGCGGAGCACACAGTGCTCTATTCCAGCGAGCATTGGGAGCAGTTGCGACAGTTCACCAGTCTCCTGACGCTTACCTTTGAGCTTTCGCGATGATCCGGTTAAGTGTTCGCACACAATTCGATTCTCGGAAGCTGCAGCGCAAGACGGAGCAAGCGACGTTCCGTTCGCTGCGGCATGCTGGAGGCGCGATCCGACTCACAGCGCGCCGAAGTATCCGCCGACGCAAAAAACCATCACTACCTGGAACACCTCCACATACACCAACCGGTCACCTGAAGCGGGTCTTCCGTTACGAAGTCTCCAACGACAAGACCAACGTTCGCATTGGACCCGTGAATGAGTTCGCAGGGAAGATTTGGAACTTGCATGAATTTGGTGGCAAAGCCAAGGGGCGCAGGCTGCTCAAAGCCCATCGATTTCAAGTCGGCGAATACGGACCGATTCGAATCAAACAGCGAGGCTTCAATACCAAGTTTGCACGTATCCAATTGCAAACACCCGCGCAAGCCAATCGTGCGACGCGGTTGATTGAAGAAGAGAACACCCTACGACAGAACGAAGTTCGAAACTACCCCAAACGTCCGTTCATGAAACCCGCATTGGATGCCAATCGCTCCAGACTGCCAAAGTTCTGGGCTAACAGCGTGAACTAAAGGAGAAGATTCTCAATGGCCGAAGTCGTACTCGGTCTCGATGCCGTTCTCAAAATCGACGGTGACGAGATCAAAAACTGCAAAGATCTTACCGTGTCGCTTGAAAAGGCGGAGGCCGATGCGAGCACGCGAGATAATAACGGGTGGCGTGCCACCGTTGGCACTCTCAAGGATGCCTCCATCGAGTTCACCGTCCTCAATAAAGTAGGGGACACCACTTTCGCAATGATTCAATCTCTCTTCATGTCGGGGGATCCCTGCGATGTGGAGATCAGCGACGCGGGGGGAACTCTCTTGCTCACTTGCGAGGTGATGCAGTTCAACGTCAATCAGAACCTCGAAGAGGTGATTGCTGCCGACGTGACACTCAAACCAACCCAGTCTTCCACCGGTACCGGGGTGAATGTCGGAACGCCAGCGCCTGGGGGAGGAGGCACCTAATCCATGAAGAAGTTCATCGATTCGCAAGGTCGTCCTTGGGTAGTGGATGTCAACGTTGCCACGATCAAAAGGGTGAAAGGACTTGCTGGCATTAATCTCTTGGAAGTTGTGGAAGGAGAATTGGTCGAACGTCTCAGTTCGGATCCGATTCTTCTTTGCGATGTTCTCTACTCTGTTTGCAAGCCTCAAGCGGACCGGGAAGGAGTCTCCGATGAGGATTTCGGAACCGGATTGGCAGGGGAAGCCATATCGGAGGCCACCAAAGCACTTATCGAAGCGTTGGTGGACTTCTTCCCGGAGCCGCGACGCCGTCTGCTGCAGAAAGCGGCGGCGAAGTTTCACCAGGTGCAGACAAAGGCGTTCCAGATGATCGAGACGAAGCTGGAGAGTTCCGACATCGAGGCGCAGATCATGCAGCAACTCGAGCAAGAACTTCAGCAAGCGATACCGAGCAACTCATCTTCCGCTTAGCAGGAGTCTTTGGGATCGATCCGATGCCATTCACGCTGCGTGAGTTGGTGTGGATGGTGCGCGGGAAGCGAGAGCACGATTGGAGTTTGGCAAGTCATGTGATGGCTCTCTTAGCTGAAATCAATCGCGATCGCAAAAAACGCCGCAGACCATTTCGAGCCGAGGAGTTCAATCCGATGTTCTCCGCTCGTCCGAAGCCGATCCCTTGTTCCGTTTCTCAATTGGCCAAGATACTCAACGTTCCATTGCAGTCATGAGTTCGACCAACGCGCAGAAAATTCGAGGTGGCAAAGCGATGCGGGGACTCCCTGAGTTTCCGAACGAGCCGATGCCCCTGTGGATTGATCCAACGGGTCAACTCAGCGCAGCGGAAATCAATGCTTTGCCTCCGGACTTGGAGAACTACGTTCCGAAGTCGCGCGAGCTTACCATCAATGGTGTCGCTTACGATCTTAGTGAAGATCGTGAATGGGACCTGGCAATCGAGGGACCGCCGGGGCCCCAGGGCGAACAAGGCCCGCAGGGTGAGCCCGGTCCGCAAGGTATCCAGGGAATTCAGGGAGAGCCGGGACCAGCCGGCCCAAAAGGTGATACCGGTGATGTTGGCCCACAAGGAATCCAAGGTGAACCAGGTCCTAAAGGGGACAAGGGTGATCCCGGAGAGATCGGTCCCATCGGTCCATCAGGTCCCCAAGGCATTCCTGGAGCGACTGGCGCACAAGGTCCCAAGGGTGATCCCGGTGAAAAGGGAGATCCCGGTACCAGCGTGACGCTCAAGGGAAGCGTCGCTACGGTTGCTGATCTGGACGACATTGTAAGTCCGACAACGGGTGACCTATATGTTGTCGTGGCCGATGGAGAAGGGTATGTATTCAATGGCTCAACATGGGATAACGTCGGTCCCATTCGCGGTCCCAAAGGGGACAAAGGCGACACCGGTGCAACGGGTAGTCAGGGAGAGCCTGGCCCACAAGGCATCCAGGGAGAACCTGGTCCGAAGGGTGATAAGGGAGATCCCGGAGAACCTGGACCGCAAGGCTTAACTGGTCCCCAGGGTGAAACCGGTCCGACAGGCGCAACGGGGCCTCAAGGCATCCAAGGTGAGCCTGGGCCAGCGGGGCCTGCAGGCCCAACGGGCGCGACTGGTCCGGAAGGCCCAGCGGGTGCAATCGGTCCGCAGGGACCTAAAGGAGAAACTGGCCCGCAAGGCATTCCGGGCGAACCTGGCGCTGTAGGTCCAGCAGGACCGGAAGGCCCACAAGGTCCGCAGGGGCTTCAGGGCGAGCCTGGCCCGACAGGCGCAACAGGCCCTCAAGGCATTCAAGGAATCCAAGGCGAACCGGGACCGGCAGGTCCCAAAGGGGACACCGGAGATACGGGCCCACAGGGCGTAACTGGCCCGCAAGGGGAACCTGGCGCACCAGGTCCAAAAGGCGATAAAGGTGATACCGGTGATGTTGGTCCCATAGGTCCAACCGGTCCCATTGGTCCCCAGGGCGATCCCGGTTCAATCGGTCCAGCCGGGCCGCAGGGTGAGACTGGTCCCCAGGGGGAACCCGGTGTTCAAGGAGAGGTTGGACCTCAAGGAGAAGCGGGCCCACAGGGGGCTACCGGTCCCCAAGGTCCGCAGGGCATCCCTGGTGAACCGGGAGACGCAGGTCCAATGGGACCAACCGGCCCAATAGGGCCTGCCGGGCCTCAGGGTGAACAGGGCCCGCAAGGTATACAAGGCATTCAAGGCGAACCAGGTCCAACGGGACCGACCGGCGCGACAGGTCCTCAGGGGCCACAAGGCTTGCAAGGCATACAGGGCGAGACCGGTCCCGCTGGTCCGACGGGCGCTACCGGACCGCAGGGGATTCAGGGTATCCAAGGCGAAACAGGACCAGCCGGCCCCGCTGGCGTGCCAGGTCCGCAGGGGCCACAAGGAATCCCCGGACCAAGCGGTGCCGATGGCGATGGTATTGCCTACTTCGGCCAAGTGACTCTTTCGAGCGGCGCAGCAGCTCCACCGAGCTTCGGAGACTATGTTGCGCTATCGGGTACACCAACTCTCTTGACGGGCGCCAATGGATTCTCTGCTGGGGCTTCGGGACTCTCTATTCAGAACACAAGCAGCGATACGTTGCTGGTGCAAGCGCATGCGTCAATCGTTTTGACGCAAGGCACCAACAAGATCCTTCGGGTGATCTTCTACAAGAACAGCACTCCCATCAACACATCCGAGAAGGAATCGCCAACAACTCCGGATGTGAATCTCGTCGAGCTCACGACCGAGGCACTCGTCGAGCTTGCACCATCGGATGTGCTTTCCCTGCGTGTAACGTCTGTCAATTCAACCGATGTGATCACGGCTTCGCTGGGTAGTCTCATTGTCGGAACGATCGGCCGACAAGGGACACCTGGCCCCAAGGGTGATAAAGGTGACCAAGGCGATCCTGGTGTTGGCGGTGGTTCACCGGGTGGATCGAACACGCATATTCAGTTCAACGACGACGGAGAGTTTGGGGGAACGAGCGGATTCGTCTTCAATCCAATAACTATCTGTGTTGGCATCAACACCAGCGTTCCCACATCCAAATTGGATATCGTGGGACAAGATGGTATGCGCATCACCGGTGTTGAACCGTACATGACCATGCGCGATAGCAGTGCGTTCTTGGCTGGGGTACGGCTTAAAAACGTCGGGAGCAGCTTGGTGTTCTCGGTGGATACCACGGGAGCTGGAACGTTCACTGACAAGGCGATATTCACATCGGATTGCAATCTTGGCGTGAACATGATCAACCCAACCTCAAGGGTCGATGTGGTCGGTCAGGATGGGCTACGTGTTACGGGATTCCAGCCGTTCATCACGCTTCGCGACTCTAATGATTCCAACAAGGGATTCCGAATCCAAACTTGGGCAGGAAACACAATCCTCTTGAACGACGCCGTTGGTGACGGAACTTTCGTCGAGAGACTCCGAGTCACGGGTAACGGGAACGTCGCTGTTGGCGCCGAAGTGCCGTTAGCGAGGTTGCATGTTCGGAGTTCCAACGCAGCAGCGGCTGCAAGATTGGACAACAACAGTTCAGACAACGCAACATTGGTCATCGATCAAACTGTGCCGAGCACTGCGTCGCGCCCTGCCATCGTCCTTATGAAAGGCGGCACGACCTGTTTAGTTTTGTCTTGTGACGGGATGGCGCCGGGCCAAACCTATTATGACGCGCAGGGAGTTAATGGACTTCATCAGTTCTTCACCCAGGGCGCAGAACGATTCAAAATCGACAGCACTGGAATAAAAACAACTGGTCACATCGCTGGCAGCTATAGCCTCCTTGGTCCTAACAGCACTGCGATGCCGTTTGCTTCGGTTACCGTTGTGCAACTACCCGTGTCTGCACCTCTGACGTTGACGTCATCGGTACCTGCTGCGGGGACCATTTGCTTTCTGATCATTGAATCTCAGGGCACTAACTCTCGGACCGTTAACTTCAATCCCTCCCACTTTTTCGTCGCTGGCGCGGTGAATACTGGAGCGGTGGCTGGGAAGACCTTTACTCTCACGTTCATTTCAAACGGGAACCGTTTGATTGAAACAGGAAGGGCGGGGCCAGCCGGATGATCACACTCACTCTCCATCGACCTGATTACTCGGGCGAAAACCTTACCCTCAAAATCTGGACCTTGGCGGGAGTATTGGTCAATGCAGGAGGGGATTCGTTCGTCGAGTCCCCAACGGCATCCGGTCGATTTGAAGCCTCCATCGACGAAGCATTACCTGAAGACGAGTATCGCTGCGATGTATTGCTCGACGGTGAGGTCGAATTCTTCGGACGATTGTATCCTCGATACAGCTTCGAGATCGGTAACGATGCCTCCGTCGGATCGGGACCCGATATTCGCCAGATTGAGTTTCAGTTTGTGGCGAACGATGCTCCGGTCTCAGGCGTCGCCCTGCGCGTCGCCGGCCGCACTCTCTTTAGTGATACCAACGGTATGGCGAGAGTCTGGCTTACTCCAGGTCTCTATACCGCTCGTTTCATTCCTCCGACTGGATATGAAGACATTCCCGAGATCGCCATCACAGTGGATAACGAAGACCTCCAGCAAGAGATCGGCCTAACGCTCGCGACATCGAGTCTAGTGCCGACACCGGAGACCTGTGTCGTCACTATCCATATAGCGGACCAATTCGGTACCTCGCTCGCGCAGATCCCTGTGCATGCGAGACTCCCCAAAGGATACGCCATCGTCGAAGAAACGCTCAACATCAACACGCTAACAAGCGGCGCGACGGACTTGGACGGATTGGTGTCACTCCTTCTATTGCGTGACCAAGACTACGACCTGCAAGTGCGGAGACCTACCGAAGGGATGGTCACCCTTCGTATTCACGTTCCCAACGCTCCGACAGCAAGCCTCAGTCAAGTGGTGGAGGTTTAATCGATGTCCCAAGTCAAAGCCGGCGCTGCCTACGTTGAAATCTCGACACGCCATTCACAATTGTTGAAAGGACTACAACAGGCTCAAAAGCAACTGCAGAGTTTCGGTCAGTCCACTCAATTGCTCGGTACACGCTTGATGAGCATGGGAACTGCCGCAGCACTCCCTATGGCAGGTAGCATGGCGGTCTTCGCTTCCTTCGACGATGCGATTCGCGAAGTGCGGGCGGTGACACAAGCAACCGAAGTCGATTTCGAACGCTTGAGAAATAAAGCCAAGCAGCTCGGTGCAACGACCAGCTATTCCGCTTCCGAAGTGGCCAAGCTGATGGCAGAGTTAGGTCGCGCCGGCTTCAACCCGGATCAGCTCATCGCCATGACGGGTGCGGTCATGGACTTGGCCCGTGCCACCGGAATGGATGCAACACGCGCGGCGGGAATAATGGCTGCCAGTATCCAGCAATTTGGTTTGTCCGGAGAAGACGGCACACGGGTGGCCGATGCTCTGACGGTAGCAGCCAATAAAACATTCAATTCGGTGGAGGCCCTGGGGGAAGCTCTGAAGTATGCGGCCCCCGTCGCAGCCGATGCCAACATGACTCTCGAAGAGACGCTCGCCATCTTGGGTACTCTTGGAAACATGGGGATTCAAGGAAGCGATGCAGGGACTTCGCTTCGTCGCCTTCTGACTCTGAGTGCAGCCGAAGCCCAAAGCTTCCAAGAGGAATTCGGCGTCGCAACCATGGATGCTGCTGGGAACTCTCGCCGTCTGATCGATATCCTCGGTGAAGTATCGGAAGCAACAAGCAAACTCCCCACAGGGGAACGAGCTGCCAAGTTCGCGCGTGTGTTTGGGATGCTCGGGATCACCTCCGCAAGCGCGATTGGAAAGTCGGCAGCCGATACGCGGGTTCTCCTCGAAGACCTGAAAAATGCAGGTGGGACTGCGTCGAGGACCGCCAAAGAGATGGAAGCCGGGATCGGAGGCGCCTTCCGGATTCTCAAAAGCTCGATCGAGGGGCTAGCTATCGCGATCGGTGAATCGCTCAGCAGTTCACTGCAATATCTAAGCAATGCCCTCTCGGGAACGTTGACCGGCGTCATCGCTTGGATCGAGAAGAACCATCAAACGATCAAGCTCGTAGCCAAGGTAACATTCGCCATTCTAGCGATGGGAACGGTTGTTGTTAGCTTGGGAGCGATGTTCTCGTTTGTTGGAGCTTCTATCAGCGGATTCTTAACCACTCTCGGTTTCGTATCGGGGATCCTGTCAGCGATAGGAACCCTCTTCGCCGCACTTATTTCCCCGATCGGTCTCGTTTCGATGGCCGTCGTCGGACTGGGAACCTATCTGCTTTATGCATCGGGCTTGGGCGGGCAAGCTATCCAGTGGCTCGGTACGAAATTCGACACGCTCCGATCGGATGTCTCCACCGCGCTCGGTGCCATTGGCAAAGCACTTACGGCAGGAGATCTCAGCACTGCGGCCAAGATCCTTTGGTTGACGCTCAAACTGGAATGGATGCGAGGGATCCGAGCTCTCACCGAGTATTGGGTAGCATTCAAGGATTCGATGCTCGCTGTCACCGATGCCATGACTTATGGCATCGCCCAAGGGATAAGCGATGGTTGGGCCGGTATCGAAGTTGCGTGGGTCGAAACCATTGGATTCCTTGCGGATGCTTGGTCTCTTTTCACTGGTACCCTCACTAAAACATGGTACTCGACGGTCGGCTTTATCAAGAAGGCTTGGACGCGACTGAAAGGAATGTTCGATTCCGACATCGATGTGAACGCAGAAGTGCAGCGTATCGATCAGGAAACGACCTCCCTAAACGACAACGCCGACCAAGCGATGCTCGATGCAATCGGTAAGCGAGACCAAGATCGCAAGAACCAGCGAGCTCAAATCGAATCCGAGCGGCAAGGGCGCGCCGATGCCCTAGAGCAGGCCAAGCAATCAGACGCGGCGACGAGGCAGCAGCAAGGTCAATCGGCCATCGATGCCGCTGCGCAGGAGCTCGAACTAGCCAAACAGGAATGGCGAAAAGCGATCGAAGACCTCAATACCGAGGAATCGAAAGACAACGCGCCCTCTCCGCTCGATCCCTCGATGGCAGCATTGAAGCAAGCCCTCTCTGCATCGGGAGCCTCTGTGAACATGGAGAAGCAGACAGCTGAGGCGAAATCAACCTTCAATGCCTTTGCCATTCGAGGGCTTGGCGCCGATCGCTTGTCTGATCGTCAGCTTCAAGCCGCAGAACAAACTGCTGCCAACACTCGGAAACTGATTCAAGTCGTCGCAGATTCTCGTTTGTCCTACAGCTAATCCCCATGGGCTTCTCGTCTCTAGCAACCACCTATCTATGACTGCTTGGATTGCCGAACGTTATGACTCGCGCCCTTCCAGCGAAGGGGACGACAATCGAGCCGACTTGATCTATGTCGTGCGCGGCACGGACGACGAAGCAGAAGTGCGTAGCCTTGTGAAGGCCAATGCACCCGAGAACTACTTTGATCTGAGCTTGGTGCAGATCGATACCGAACCGCAGGGTGGAGATCTTTGGTATGCCACCGCTCGATACCAACTGATCGAATTTCCAAGCGACTATGAATTTGATACTTCCGGTGGGACGCAGCGTATTTCAACGAGCTTGGCGACATTGCAACGATTGTCAGTGCCTGGCTACGTCGCCCCCAATTATCAAGGAGCCATCGGTGTTACCGAAGACCGAGTGGAGGGTGTCGACATCACCGTTCCGGTCTTCAATTTCTCCGAGACCAAATACCTCGATGCCCTGACCGTCACCCCTGCATTCAAATACAACCTCTTTATCCTGACAGGCAAAGTCAACGGCGTGCCTTTCAAGGGCTATGCAAAAGGGGAACTGCTGTTTCTGGGGGCTACAGGGAGCAAGCGTGGGCGCGAGCGTTGGGCCATTACCTACAAATTCGCTGCCAGCCCCAATGTCGTCAACCAACCGATCGGTGATGGTGGGCTCTTAGTCAGCAAAGAAGGTTGGCAATACCTGTGGGTGCGATTCGTCGATGATGAAGATCCAACAGCCAAGACGTTGATCAAACGCCCCGTGGCTGCGTATGTCGAGCAAGTCTATCCCTATGGTGACTTCAGTACACTCGGAATTGGAGTCTGATCAATGGCGGAGCCATTTCGAAAAGTACAACCGGGAGATCCTTTGCGGATTCCAGCGGAGGCTTGGAACGCGTTGATGGATCTCTCTCAATTCCAAAGAAATCAGCGACACAATCAGCTCTCCGATACAGAAGGCACCTCGAGGCAAACGTCGCTTGCCAAGGTTCGCAATCAAACCGGGGTCGACTTGGATCGATTCTCCATCGTTGCACTTGGCTCTCCCATTGTTTCCCCGACGGACAATCTCAACGAGTTCAAAAACCAATCGAACTTTCAGGGGCTCCTTCCCTCTGCTAATACAAAATCGCGTTTCGGGATTCTGCTGGAGCCCCTTGGGGAAAACAGGATCGGAACCGCGGTGGTGAGCGGCTGTGTCATCGCAAGAGTTTCGGTTGGCATGCAAGTCTATGACTGTGTGGAAACCGTGCCTGGTGAACATGGCTTTCTGCGAAATGTCCCGCATGGTCCTGCGTCGGTCATGTGGATCGAATCGACCGGTACCATCCGCTGGGCCGTGATTCGCTTCGATAACGCGAACTACGAAGAGGTCGTCTTCATCACCAGCAACATACCGGATGCCAATGGCTATTACCCAGGCGTGGTCCAACGATTCGATGTCGCTTCGCAAACTTGGAACACAGTCTTTAACTGCAAAGTGGTGGATGCTAATCGATGACCCTCTCTTCGCGCCGCTACATCGCTACTGCTGTTCAAGGCAAAGTCGATGACCTCCCGGTCTATGCCGCAACCTGTGCGCAAAAACGCTCCGGTCAAAACGCGAAACGGCAGCTAGGGCGCTTTCTAGGTATGAACGATGGTAGCCCTTTGTATGCAGTATCGAGTTGCGAGTTTCCCCACATGGGACGCTACCTCATGCGCTATCTTGGATTGGCCGACTTGCCAGTCTATGCCCTCGTCTGTTGTGAACAGTCCTCAAGCGGATCCTCCGGTTCCAGCGGTCAATCTGGTTCAAGCGGCCCCTCGGGATCCAGTGGGACAATTGGTTCGAGCGGCCCATCAGGCTCGAGCGGACCTTCTGGCAGCCAGGGCTCTCTAGCATCGTCCGGTCTTTCCGGTTCATCCGGTTCCTCGGGCCCAAGCGGTAGCAGTGGAAGCCTAGGTTCGAGTGGTAGCAGCGGCCCATCCGGCTCCGCTCCCTCCGGGAGTAGTGGTCCCAGCGGGAGTGTTTCCGGAAGCCAATCCGGTTCATCAGGCTTCTGTCCCAATCTGTGGATCGGTGTGTTCTTCAATGGACCCTCTGGTGGTCTTTGTTCCATCGGCGAGTCAACGGAAGTAACCCAAGTCGGCGCAGTTAATGAGCTGAATGGATGCTCCGCGATCTATGGTGAATATTCCTTCTGGGCTACCTGCTCGGAAGTACCGCCGACCAACTGTTACTTTCCGAATCCCTTCTTTAGCTGGTTGACGTGGTATCAAGGAGCGGACCCAAGACAGCTCGCAGCCGACTTGGGTATTCCTGCCGAATGCTACCTGGAATTGAATCCCATTCCCAATTGCTGCAGTAACGGTTCTGACTTGGAGATAGGTGAATGATGGCAAGTTGCATGGACGCCAATCCCGCGATGACTCCCGATGCGATGATGGAACTGATTGCACAGTGTCCGCCGGGGCCTTGGCCCAATGGATGGGGAACCTGGGATAACACCATCGAAGCCCACCAGCGGTTGGTTGATCAGTTCATCGACAACCTCAAACCCAGTCACGCGACCTACTCCCAAGAGCGGGGCATCGTCATCGCAGGGGGAGGACTCAAGTACTTCCCAAGCGTGTGGGTGAACGTCAATCTCCTCCGCCATTTCGGATGCACACTTCCGATCCAACTGTGGTATTTGGGAGATGGCGAAATGGATCCCTACATGAAGCGACTGCTCGCGCCCCTCGGCGTCGAGTGCGTCGACGCGCGTGAAGTTGAAAAAGAACACCCCTGCCGGATCCTATGTGGCTGGGAATTAAAACTTTTTGCGACGCTCCATTCACCGTTCGCCCAAGTTCTCTTCCTCGACGCCGACAATGGAGTCGTGTGCGATCCCACGTATCTGTTCGAGTGCGACGAGTACAAACGCCACGGCGCGGTGTTCTGGCCCGACTACGCATGCTGGACTCTCAAGCCCGGAGTGTGGCGCATCTTCGGGATGCCCGACATGGCCGAACCGGAAGTGGCCGAGCATGAACGCGCGTTCGAATCGGGACAATACCTCATCGATAAACGTCGATGCGATCGCGAGCTGCGATTATCTCTACTCTATGCCGAGCATTCCGACTTCACGTTCCAACATGTCTATGGTGACAAGGAGTGTTTCCATCTGGGATGGCGACGATTGGGCTCGGAATACGCGATGCCGAGCGCCGGCCCTGGGTGGAATGTCCACACCATTGTTCAATACGACTTCCGCGGTCAGATCCTCTTCCAGCACCGTTGCCAAGACAAATGGCGATTCGGAGGTAATCGCTTTAATGATTCTTTGGCCAACGAGCAGTTCTGTTTCGATCTAGTCCATTCGCTCGCTTCGATGTGGAGTGGTGTTCTCTGGAGAAACGAACAGCCAACCTCGAACGAACAATCCTTGATCGAGTCCATCCAGGGCAAGAAGGCAATCTATAGACGCGTCGGTTACGACGAACGGGTTTTGCAATTCGATGGCGACCGAATGATTGGCGAAGGTGCTGCCGAGTGCGAACGTTGCTGGCATGTGAACCAAGTCGATAGCGGCATGGTTCTCACGCTCTCCCGAGTGGATCGTCCCACCTGCCATCTCCGGCAGCGAGACCCACAAACGTGGACGGGGCAATGGCTCGAATACGAGCGAATGCCGATCGAACTGGTCTTTCTCGATACCTAACTCCCGAAAGTAACTGCGATGTCGTTCCCTGCTTGTTACCAAGTCTATGGTCGAGACTTCTTCATCGAGCCTGCAAGTGCTCAATTCGCGAACGCCGTCTTTCAAGATGAGTACCAAGTCGATGTGCTGCGATCCCATCAGGTGCGAACCATCTTGGACATCGGCGCCCATGTGGGCAGCTTTACGGTCCTGTGTCATCACTATTGGCCCGAAGCTAGGATCGTCGCCGTCGAGCCCCATCCAGAAAGCTTCGAACTGTTGGTTCGCAACACGGAGCATATCCCCGAAGAGAATCTGACACTCATTAACGCCGCAGTTGCCCCCGAAAGCGGTCGCTGCATCCTCTCGTCGCCCGTTTCGCATAGTCGTGTAAGCGAGTACGTCCCCAAAGTCTGGGAATCTATTGAGCCGAGGCATTCTGATTTCGGTTTGCAGGTCGATTGTATCTCTCCGAAAGATCTCTGGAAGAAGCTTGGCGATGTCGGCATCGACGAGATCGACTTACTCAAACTGGACTGCGAGGGAGCCGAGTATTTGATCGTCTCTGAATTCGCAGCCTTGGGGCTCATGGAACGCATTGGATGGATCCGTGGCGAGTGGCACAGCCGCAAAGACAATCTCCTACTGGCCGGCTTTCTAGGCCAGACTCACGTGTTCAATATCGATCCGAATCACCCGCACTCCGTGGGAATGTTCGTGGCGCATCGCGCGTAAGTGTGGTCATGGAATTGTGGATCAAAACGGGTGGGGGGAATCAACATCTTACGATCAAACCTGCTCTTGGATCGAATCGATCGAATCCGTGAGGCCTGCCAATCGCAAGGCCTTCTTCCAACTCTTAAACCGCAATTCCAAAAGTCTCGCAGCCGCCATGTTGTCGCAGGCGAAGTCGATAAAACGCATGGGCTTCCCCTGCTGAAACCGATCACGCAACAGTTGGAATATCTGTTCATCACTCAGTTTTGGACTCGTAGGTCCATAGTAAAGACGAGTCGTGTCGACGCCGGCTTCCTTTAAGGCGTTTCTCCACGAACCAAATGTAGCAATCGCGGCCTTATAGAGCTTAGAGTCAGACCGCCGAACATTCATCGCCTTCACGGAATAGAGCTTCGCGACATGGCTGCGTATCTTTCCAACTACAGCGCCGGGGGCAAGTGCCTTGTTGCATACCGGTCGCAAACGTACCCCGGCGTAATCGAGGGCTATCTCCCATGTTCCAAACAGAGAGCATGCTTCTTCGAACAAGTCTTTGTGCAACTGACTGACAGATTCTTCGGTCAGCGTTTGATGCAGGCTCTCCATCTCGAGGATTTTTCGAATCACTTGTTTCCTTTGGGTATCAATCGAGTTCAT